AAACAAGCGAATAGATGACTCTATGGGCATAGTAGCCTTTGTCATTAATCCAAGTCCTTCCATATCCATCATGATTCCTAAAGCCTTTCCATTCCCAACATTCATCTTCACCACGCTTATCAATTTTGCTCCAAAGAACTTCAGGAGTGTTTGCTGGTCTGCCTGGTTCTCCTACTTCTCTACCAATTTTTCTTGCATAAGCTTCGTTGTCTTTAAATCTTTTTATTGCTTTGTTTACTTCTAATTTCTCTGCTTTTAATTCTGCTAGTGTTTTCATGATAAGACTCCTTTATAAGAATCTTTATTATATCACACTAGCGGACAAACCCTCTACCTAAAGAAACCCCCACTGAGTATCCAACCAGCATCACGACTACGACCCACCAACATAGAGTCTGGATAACCAGCAGCAGCTATTGGTCGCATATTATTGCGTTTAATAGTTGATTTAGATTGAGCTGCGTAAGCATTAATCATGCCAATTTGCGTTGCAGAAGCTTTGCCATACATAGGCATCAATCGTTCTGCCAAATTCCATCTAAGAGCCATTGAATAACCTTGTGGAAGCACAATATCGTCAAATAATGTTTCATAATTGCTGAAAATAGTAGATGAGAACATATGCATCTCACCTTGTGCTGGATTAGGCCAAACAAATACGTTACCAGTATCGGCATTAGGATTGTAATAAAGAGCTTTAGGCCAAGGGCCATTTAAAGTCTTTAAACCAATTTGATTGTAATTATCCAAAGACAAAACCGCTACTTGGTAATCTAAACCACCATTAGGCACAGATTGCCCATTAGATTGAGTGTTTACCCTTACATAAGCTTGATCAATAAACAATGGTTTTTGATAGTAAGCAGTAATAAGCTGAGAAGCTACTGGAGTTGGATAAGTAATGTTTAAGCGATAAGTACCAACTTCATTAACTTGACCGCCAGCACCAGTAATAAATTCGACAATTTTAGTGCCAGCAATAATTCCTGTACCTTTTAAGGTTTGCCCTTGAGCTACTGCGCCAGTTGTAAGACCAGTTACAGTCAAAATATTGCCAGAAATAGATCCTGTAAATGATGCGCCAATGTAGTTTGCAGTTGATGGATTAGGGCCAATAGTGTATTGAACCTGACCGCTAATCAAAGGAAAAATGATTTCTGTAGTGTTAAACACCATCATATCTTCGTTTGACCATTGATCAATTAGGTCATTAAGCATATCAAAAGCATCTTGAGCAGAATCAGCCGTTGGAACTTCACCAGCTTCTAATGCGCCAATATCTTTTAATGCTCTGCTAATAATGTCGATAGGTTTTGTCATTGAACAAACTCCACAATATCTCCAACATTTAAACCATCAACAAAAGTAACAGTTGATGTATTCGTTTCATTGTAATTTAATGTATTTACTTGTTTTGATCCATTTACAAAAACATATAAAGAATTTGATCCAACTAAATAATTAAATGGAACTGTGCAAACAGTTTGACCTTGAGTGGCTGTTATATAACCCTCTTGACCAGCAGAAGGTAATCCTTGAAGGTTATCCATGCTCCAAATTTGAACAAAAGCAGCAGTTTGTAAGACAAATTTATATGAAACACCGCTTGTAAGCCAAATTTCACTTGGAGGTCTGCCAGCAGAATTTAATACGATTGGATTGGAATTTTGGATGCTTCCAGATGCGGATGTATAAGTTGCTTGTGGAGTTGATGTTCCTGCCAAATAGGTGTAAATAAGCCCACCAGACAAAGGAACTCCATCATTGTCAAAAAATTGCCATCCTGCGCCACCGATAGGTGATAAATTAACTGCCATATAAGCTCCTAATTAGGGGTAAAGACTTGAGGCAACCAAGGCGCAACAACAGAATCTTGCTTATTTAGCTCATTTAACTGTTCTTCTAACCTAGATTTTATAAGGTTTATGCCGTCTTTCATAGTTTCTTGTTCAATCCAAGAAACTACCATTTCTTCTGTAACTTGATCAAAAGGAACTTTAGATTCTGTGCCGTCAAACCACCAGTTGCCTTCGGTTTCTACAGTCTGATCTTGATCAGTAAGGCTGACTTTGTATTTAGCATGAGTAATCAAGCCATCTTTGGCTGATATATCAAGGATTGACCATTTATAGTTCATGCGTTTGTCCAGGGCAAAGGTAAGGTAATTACTAGAGGATTTGCTAAGTTTTCTATTTGTTTGTCTAAAAATTCTTGCAATTTAGTAACTGTATCAATACCCATAGCTTTTTGCACCCACCCAATTACATCATCTTTTGTAAGATCAGAATAATTTATAAATAAACTTCCTTCTTCATATGTTAATTGCTGAGTTCCATAAACTTCTGAATTATTGGTTCCATCAGATCCATTAACCCTCCAATGAACACAAGATATAACATTGTTTTGACCATTCAATGATGGAATGCAATCTAAAGAATCTATTAACCAATTATATGTATTAGACATTATGCAATCCTTGTTATAGCCCATTGAATACCAAATGGCCCACCAGTTGTTTGTGTGCCTTGAACATTAAGACCACTAACAGAAATAGCAACATCAGCAGCTGTTTTTATTGCAGTAGCTGTAGAAGTTGTATTTTGCGTTGTAATTAAAGAAACAGCATTATAAAGTGTGGCATTTGCAGCTGCACAAGCAGCAGTTACAAGCCATACTCCAACATTAACATTTGGCAATGTAGTTAAAGTAACTGTTGAACCGCTTGCAGGATTAGCATATGTTCCAGAAGCACTTGTAAAAGTATTGGCAATAATATTTCCATAAGGATCTATTGAAGTCCATGCAAAAGTTCCTGATTGATTAAAGTTAGTTGCTCTAATTAATACTGCTGCTGCGTCATCAGAACCTGAAACTGTAACATTATTTCCTGCTGGAGTTCCTTCAATCGTAACCTTGGATTTAACTCCCAAAACAAGAGTGCAAGGATAATATCCTCCTCCAGGATTAACAACTCCGCTAAATTGACAATTTCTAATAGATGCTTCAGACCAATAAGAAGAACTAGAGCCTAAAACAATATCATTAACTGTGTTTCTTTCAAACCAACAACTCTCAAAAGTAATATTAAAAGCAGTTGTTCCATTGTTTTGTGGTGAAGATTGAAAAGCGGTACTACATTCTTGCATTACTGTATCTTGAATTAATAAACAATCACAACCTTCGACCTGAATAGCATTTGTTACTGTAGAAAAATCACAATTAATAATTGAATTTACATAACTGTATGTAGATAAATCAGCAGCTTGAGCAAGAAATACTCCTGTTCCTGTAATTCTAAAAAAAATGCATTTTTCAATAGTCAAGCCATAGGCATTATCATTAATAATGCATCCTACTGATACTGTAGCGTTTGAAAAAAAACAACCGCTAATATAGCTATCAACAGGTTTATTATTCCAAATAAAAGATCGTGGAGTAGAAGTTTTATTTGTAAATGCTAAATCTTTAATTTGAACATTGTAATTTTGAAATGCTGTTCCAGTAGTAGTAACTTTAACGCAATCGTTTGTTGTATTAAAAATTAACTGTGAATTAAGACCTTCACCATACATGATAAAACCATTTCCAGTAGAAACGGCATCAGGTGTTGTCAAAGAATTAGTTAAATAATATTGACCAGCAGGAACAAATAATGCAGCACCACTTGTACCGCAAGCTGCAATAGCATTTTGAAATGCAGTAGTGTTATCAGTTGTTCCATCTCCTATAGCGCCAAAATCAGTAACACTAACAGTTTCAGCTAATTTTAAATTAATTGGTCTGTTAATTGCTCCTGCTGGAGTAGTGCCACCATTTTCAAGATCAACTTTTGGAATAAGTGTTGTCATAATTGATTAATTCCGTTTTATTTTTAAATTGAAGTAATTGTTTGCCAAGCAGCGCCACTATAAACACAAAGTTTTGCTAAAGTTGTATCAAAAACAATTAATCCAGCAGCAGGACTTGAAATAGCATTTTTTTGTGTGGTGGTCATATTAGGCATACGAACACCTTTTGTAGTGCTTTGAGCATCTAATATTGCAGAAGCATTAGGACTACTTGTTCCTAATCCTAAATTACCGCTAGTATCAAGACGCATCCTTTCTGTGCCATTTGTAGTAAAAATAAAAGGATGATTTGTGCTTGAACCAACCCATATGTAACCAGCATAAGCATATAAAGCACCAGATTCATTTCCAGTTCTAGTAACTACAAGATTTGCAGAATCAGAACCTTGAACATTTAATACTCTATTAGTAGTGTTTCCAGCAATAGAACTTACACCAAGACCTAAATTACCATTTGCATCAATACGCATTGCTTCTGCTGAATTTATAGCAAAACCAAGTGTATTTGTTGTTGACAAAAACAATCCATTTGTGGGGATTGTTGATGAGCCTGGAACAAAATTGCCAGCAGTAAGGGATGTTCCATTGTAAGAAAATGAAGAACTAGAGCTAAATGCACTTGATCCATTGCCATAAGGAATATAACCAGCAGTAAGACTTGTTAATCCTGTGCCACCATAAGCAACTCCAAGAGTTCCTACAGTTCCACCAAGGCTTACGGCAGTACCGCCAATGGTAATGCTTGAATTGGTTAATTGACTGTTTCCAATTCCGCTTAAAGTGCCGCCAAGAGTTAATGAACCGCTAGAAGTAACTGTTCCAGTAAGGGTAATTCCGTTTACAGAGCCAGTTCCTGATACAGAAGTTACTGTTCCTAAATTTCCTGTAAGAGGAACGCCATTAGCACTTAAAACGCCAGTAGAAGGTACAAAAGACAGCTTTGTGGAGCTAGTAGTAATCGGTAAATTACCAGTAGTTGTAGAAACTAGCGTTGGATACCATGTTGCGCTTGAGCTTGTATTGTCAGTTACGGCAACATTATTAGCATTTGTAGCAGTTGTAGCCGTTGTTGCGCTAGAAGCTGAACCACTAATATTGACCGCTAAAGAAGTAATAGAACCACTTGCAGCGTTCAAAGGTACGGCAGTTGTGCCGATATAAAGCGATGAATTACCCAATACGCCACTAGGAATAGTGCCTGATAAATTACCAGCAGTTAAGCTAGTTAAACTTGCTCCTGAACCACTAAATCCTGTGGCTGTAAGAACGCCAGTAGAAGGATTGAACTGGTACTTAGTAGAGCTTGTATATTCAGTTGTAAGGTTTCCAGTTGTTTGGTTAGCGAACAAAGGATAACGAGTTGCATTTGTAGTGGTGTCATCGGTAACAGTCGCATAGGAAGTAGGAGTTGTCCAAGTAGGAGCTCCTGTGCCATTAGAAGTTAAAACTTGTCCTGTTGTTCCTGCTGATAAAAACGATGTTGCTCCGCTTCCTGATTGGTAAGGAATATATCCTGCGCCACCGCCAGCTAAATTAGTTGCAGTTGTCGCTGTTGTTGCTGAACCTACCGATAAAGTCGATTGAGCAACATATTGAGGGGCAGATGCGCCAGCCGTCAATACATAGTTTGTAGTTCCTAATGATAGGAATGAAGTTGTTCCTGTAGCGGATTGATAAGGCAATGAACCAGTAGCTCCACCAGCAATATTTGTAGCAGTTGTAGCCAAAGTAGCTGAAGCGACTGCACCGCTAACAATAGAACCTAAAATTGAGGTAATCCAGCTAGGATTTGAGTAGCTACTAGTAATATATACGCCATTGGTTACTGTTCCTGCATTTCCTGTAACGCTAATACCCCAAGTACCAGAAGCTCCAGTTCCTGTTGTGGAAGGAGCTCCAATAGTATTGTAAGAAATGGTTTGCGCTACTGAACCATTAAAAGTTGTTCCTGAAGCTGCGCCTGTTCCACCATTGTTAAATGTCAGCGAATTAGGAGTATTTGCGGTTACTGTTGTAGAACCGCCTAAAGAAACAGCATTTCCATTAATTGTGATGCTAGAGTTCGCCAAATAGCTGTTAGTAATTGGAGTTGCGTTCCAAGTTCCAGCAGTTAAAGTGCCAACTCCTGTAATTCCAGTATAAGAACCGCTAATAAGGCTAGAAGCGATTGTTCCGCTAGTAATTTGGCTTGCTGCAATAGCAATAGCAGTAGCAGAAAGCGCAGTTAATTGACCTTGTGCGTTTACAGTTGCACTTAAAGTATTACTTGCAGAACCATAAGAACCAGCAGTAACGCCAGTATTTGCAATGCTAAAAGTATTAGCGCTAAGGGATAACCCTGTACCAGCGTAATAAGTATTTGAGCCTGAGAATTGAACCCAAGGCATTGCAGTTACATTAATTGTGCCTGTTGCGGTAGCGGTACAAACCCATCCTGTTTCTGCCTGACCGCCATTAAGAATGACTGTATAAGCGCCTGGCACTTCAGACCATACATCCATGTCAGATGAACGAGTCCAAGCACCTGATGAAGCTATATATATTCCGTTAAATTGACTAGAAGATTCATTTTTAACGAGAACTCTATCGCCAGCTAGGGTAGTGTAGCCATCAATCGTTTGAAGCCCTGACAGCGTTATAGGGGCTGTTGTGGCGCATTGACAAGCAGCTTTAGGGCCAAGACCTTGAGCTACTGTATCAACATAAAATTTGTTAGCAATATCATTAGCATTAACAGGAGTTGTTGTAACTTGCCCTGTAGTCGTACTAATGTTAGTAAATACTCCTGTTGACGGCACGAATGAACCGATAGGAGAGCTATCTAAAGTGCTATTGGTAATGGTTAACCCTGATTGAATAGGATTAACTTTTGCATAAAAAGGCTGACCCTGACCTATAAATGTCTGAAAATTGCCATAGACATCAAAATAAGCCTGAACTGGCAGTAGATTTTGATCTACTGTTGAAGATGGGCCAGCCATAATGCTCCTTAATAAGCTATTGTATTAACTAAAACTACATCGCCAGCAGACATATTTGCAGCTAATCCAGTAGTTACAGAATAGCTAGTAAAAGTAATGGTTGTTGATGTACTACCAGTTAATTGCAAAAACAAAGTGCTTCCATTTGTTACATCAGCAGCAAATCCTAACCATCCATTAGGTGCAGAAGGAAGTGTAATTGTTCCGTTCGCTGCACCTCCTGTACCAACTACAATTTTAAATGCAAAAGTGCTGGTGGCTGTAACAGTTGGGCCTGTACCAAATCCTGCTGATATAGTTGGTAATACTGCTGTTGTTGCAAAAATGTTTCCGTTTAAAGATAAGTTTGTGAAATTAGCAGTAGAAGGAGTTGTTGCCCCAATAGAGCTATTATCAATCGTTGCGCCAGTAATTACATCATTGGTCAATGGAGGCGAAAAATACTGACCGCCAGGGCCAACTAAACCTAAACATTGCCCAGCAGCATTAAAAACAGCCTGAACTGGAACAATATTAGTTGTAGTTGTGCTTGCTACTTGATTAGAGGTGGTCATTATGAGATTCCTTCCCCAGGAGTAATTTCTACGCTATTAGATGCACTAGCAATAAACCAAGCATTAGGTGGAATACCGCTAAATACTCCTACTTCGTTTGCAGGAATAGAAAGCACATTAGCAATACCAGCACCAGTTGGAGTTGTAGCAACAGGGGTTTGCGTTGCATCATTTGGTTCTTGTGGAAGCCAACCTACACGCACAATACTAGAAGTCAAATTCATAATACGATAGCCAGAAGGATATACGTTATTACTAGATTTAACTTGCACAGCAGAAGTGCTTACTAAATAAGTTGGGCCAAAAGGCGAAAACGCTGAGTTATAGGCCATTTATAGCTCCTTAAACTACGCTATTAGAAATTGGATTATCTTCACAAGTTGAAACTTTTAATAACAAAGTACCAGCAGTCTGAGTAGCGGATGAGCCAGTAGAGTTTACTAAGCGCACAACTACTTGATTTGCTGTGTTTGTATAAGCATTTCCAATAGAAATACCAGTTACTAAAGCAGCATCAAATTGAGCTTGCACAAAGTCATTAGGCTGAACACCAGGAACAGTCAAAGTTACATCAGAAGTTGTGCCTGAAATAGTTGTTGATGGAAGCGTTACTTGAACAATAGATTGGGCAATAATATTGCCACGACAAACAGTAGTCTTAGACATAGTTTTTCCTCTAAAAAGGTACTTCAATTATATGTTAAATAAGAAAAAAGCCATACTTTTTGGGCATGGCTTTTATCCTAATACTTCAAGATACTTAGTAAGGGCCTGTGCTTAAATCATAGCCATATACATAAACGTCAACAGTTGCAGTTGCAAAAGCTGTTGAAATGTTTACATAAACAGTTTGAGCAGACAAAGCCGTATTAGGGTTTGTGGCTGCTGAAATTGTTACATAAGTTGGTGTAGTTTGACTTGTTAAAGCTGCTGCTGTCAAAACTGCTGAACCACCTTTTGCTACGGCTGTATAAACACCTAAATTTACAGAAGCTACAGATTGTGTTGCACCAGCGTTGTTTGCGTTAGCTACAACTACAGAAACAGGCACATAAAGTGAGCTATTGTTAATTTGAACAGCAAAATCTGCTGCTGCTGCTGTTGATACACCTTTAAGCACACCAAGAACTCGCAAAGCCTGTTGGCTGTTCAAATTCGAGGGATGAGTTGTGTTGGTAATTGCTGGGCCTGGATTAGACATAATAGTTTTCCTTTATCCGTTAATAATTAAGCTGCAACTCGGCAAGCGAGTTCAGGATACAGAGGGGCCCAGCCGTACAATACATCAACACGAGTTGGAATCGAATCATTGTTAATGGTGTACTGGCGAACGACACGCATCGACAGACCAATTTCCTTATCAGAAGCTCTTCCTGCAAAGTGAACTCCTTCTGGCAATTCGAGATCCGCCATAGCCATTGTGTAAGCATTTCGGTGCATAACAATGTTTTGTGGGCTAACTGTACCAACACCGCTTACACCAGCAGAGAACAATGTAACGGCTGCTGAAGAACCAGCGGAAGGAATAGATACGTTCTGGAATTGACCGCCAGAGATAATCGCTGGAGAAATAATTACAGACATAGTACCTGAACCAGTACCAGTTACAGTTTGCTTAACTACGAATGAACGCAGTTTGTTTGTGCCGTAGGGCTGGCGATTTTGTGGGTTAGTTGCATAAACACCAGCGATAGTGAATGTATCACCAGCGTTAAGTGTCAATGTAGCACCTTGGCTTAAAGTAATTGTTGACTGTGAAGCCCAACCAGAGGTCAAAATACCACCAGTTGTAGTCAAGTTACAAGTCAAAGTAGATGCAGAACTAGCAGCCCATGAACCAAAGGTTTGTGAAATGATGTTTTGGTCAAGTTTCCAGTTCATGCCACCTGAATCACGACCCATCAAGCCTTTTGTATATTGGCTAGAAATCTGCTCAGTAGGAACGAACAAGCCTTTCAAGCTGTCAACGATAGTTGCAGAAGTGAATGGCTCAACGATACAGCTTCTACGACCATCACGAGGTGCGCCTTCAGAGTCCAAATACGCTTGTGCTGACAAGTATGTATAAAGACCAGTTGGAGGAGTACCAGCAGTACCAACGATGTTAGCTGTGTTTAACGCAGCAGTAGTTGTACCATCAAAGTCGATCTTATTCGCAATAGCCGCTACCGCAGGTTTCAAAATCCTGTCCGAGAACATATCCAAAGACAAAGCCAAATCCTGAGTCGTGAATTGAGTATCCACATGGAATTGCGTACTTAAAGTAACTGGAACGCTAGTTTCATTGAGGTCCTCGACATTGAGGGCAGGACCTGTAGTCCCAATAAATCTACCTGGACGACGGACATTGACTGTTGCGCCAATTTTTGCACCGACTACGGCAAACTGATCGTCATAGTTACGATCTACTTCTGATGTAAAGGTTAATTCGTTTTCCAAGACCATTAACGCTTCGTTAGTGATCTTGCTGATAGTTAGCAAGGTATTTGCCATTTTAATTCTCCAAAAAAATTAGGTTTATCTGACCTTACCAGACTGTCTTGCAGCTTTCCATTGAGCATAAGTGCCATGAAATTCACCATTGGTGTCTATCATCACATCTTTGCCAACTTTGCCACCACTTAACGGCTTGATAGGTTCAGGTGCTTTACTACTTGAAACAGTTTCCCTGACTTTTTCGGCTTTTCGAGGCTTTTCCTCTTTTGCTTCAAACTTAGCTTCTAACTTGCCTATTTCTCTAAGAGCTTTAACAACTGGCATTTCTGTCAATCGTTTAGCAAAGTCCTCATCTGATGCTAAGAAATATAGGAGTTGTGGCCCTACATCACTTTCTAAGATGCTATCTCGTATTTCGTCACCTACGACTATCGTACTAGACTGCACCATGCGATCAAAATCAGGCAAATCGGCTTTCGCTTTGGCTATTTTCTCATTCCAAGACTTTAAAATCTTTTCTTGAGTTTCTTTAGCCTTACGACCAGCTTCCTCTGCATCCCTTTGCTTTAAAGCATTTTCCGCACTCCATTCCGCTAATGCTTCTGCATATTCAAAAGCATCATTAAACTGGCTTGCTTGAGGTTTACCCTCGGCTTTAACAGTTTCCTGTTTTGGCTGTTGGACATTCCCTGCTTCATAACTCTTTAGCCGTTCTTCTAAGTCACGAGCTTTGGCTTCAGCTTCCTGCGCCCTTTTCGTTACCTTGTCAAACCGCTTATTAAGCTTATCTTTCTGCTTCTCAGGTTCTTGCTTCTTAGCTTCTTCCTTTGCTTCTGGTTCACTCTGTTCAACGTCACCTTCTGGCTCTGAATCTTCCTTTACAGATTCAGCCTCAGTAGAGGCTTGTTCGTCAGCTAAACCTAATCTTTCTGCATAAAAGGTTGTTGCGTTATCACTTG